GCACCATACAAATTATCTACATCCATGATTCCCAATGCGTCATACCCCATACTTTTAGCCACTTGGACATAGTCTTTTATGGTCACAAGGCTTTCCATAAAAGTATAGACTGATTTGGTATCTAGCTGTGCAATCACTTTTTCTCCTCCCTCACTTGTCTATTTTTGGGACTCTTTTTTGTACAAAAAAACATCACTGCTACACAATGATGTCTCAACAACGGAAGACATGGGATTCGAACCCACGCACGCTTTTACACGCCTACCGCGTTTCCAACACGGCCTCTTAAGCCTCTTGAGTAATCTTCCATGAATAAAAATATGGAGCCGGTGGGAGTTTCTAAAACTCTATTATATAGCTATTTTTAGGTTTTAGGGTCTGTTTTAGGTACTGACTTCTAAAACTCCACAAGTTCATTGCTCACATTGTTAGTTTAGCATAGCTTACAAGAAAGTTCAAGTTTTATTTTTTTAATCTTAGGCACAAAAGGAAGTCATTTAATAGGAAAAGATTTTTTAATAATTATTTGAGGTTATAACAGACATTCCTGAAATTTTCCGTTATAACAGAAAAAACCCTCCATTTTGGAGGGTGAAAACTATGCTTTATTTTCTAGCGCTTGAACTCGTGAAATGATAGCTGCAAGCTCTTGTTTTGATGCAAAAATGTTTTCTGCTTGATGGCCAGTGATGAATGAATCACCGCCATTTTTTAGTTTTTCATCTATCAGGGCATCAATTCCAAGTTCTAGATGTTTTTCCTTTATGTTAGTTGTCATCTGAGATTGAAGTGCGCTGTATGTCACAAATGTTTGATACGATTGATCTGATGTCAAATAGTTTATTAAGTCAACCGTCTCTGGATGTGCTTGTGGTCTATTTTCCAGTGTTTCAATTCTCTTGATGATTTGGCTGTCGTTGTATGGTTGAATTTGATGTGTGGCCATGTAAGTGGCTATTTCTTCCTGTATGTTGACTTTCTCGATTTCAACAATGTTGCTTATTTGATAATTTTCAATAGATTGAATTATATCAATTTTAGCACTCTTGTCACTTGGGAAGATGAAGCCATCACATTCAACCTCAACTTGATAGATGCCGGCAGGTAGAATTTTTTCAAGTTTGAACTGAATTTTAGAATTTTCTACAACAGCATCAATTGTCTTTTTCCCTTTTGCGTTTGCTATTTTGATCTTAGCGTTTTTACCATCCAGAGAGCTGAATTTGTTGCCATCATAGTCTAATAATTCATATTCAAAGACAGATGAGGAGTCACCTTGTTTGATGACTCCTCCGCCTTTTGTTTGCTTCAGATTAGTTGAATTTTTTGCGCTCATCTAAATCCTCTATTCTACAAATCACAGAGACCTATTTAAAAGATCCAAAGTCTGTGATGCGTTGTCCATTTTCAGATTTCCCTACAGCTACATATCTACGATTTCCAGAACCGCCAATGTAAGAGATCCAAATGTAGCCATCATTGTCAATCCATCCATCATAATTGATTTCTTGACCTACACTATACACAGCTACAATCTCAGCTCCAAGGCCGGCTTCAGCTCGCACATTTAGAGCAGATACTTCAACAGTGAATGTCCCTGTTTCTGGATTGAATCCATTTGATTCAATTGTCAATGGTTCTGATGGTTCTGGCTGTTCAAATGCCACAGATGTGTCATCAGTTGGGAAATAGAACCATCCAACAATTCCATCAAAGTTGCGTGTGTTGTATCGTGCAGGACCTCCAACATAGAGGGAGTCAGCATTGCCATCAATGTTCTGTTCAATGGTTCTCATAGTGACCCCATCGCTATCCTCAATCACAATCCCTGTGTGACCATAAGGATGACCGCATAGATAAGTTGTATCCATGACGAAGATGGCCCCTGCTCGTGGGTTGACTCCTACTGCATCATATACTACTTCATATCCTAAACCAGCGGCTGAATTAAGTAGGTCAATAGCGTTCCCCCAGAGAGCTTTTCCAAAAAAGTTGATAGAAATTGAATTTGGCAGGTCCACACATTGGGTTCCGTATGCACCATCTGCATCAGCTCCTACACCTTGATTGGCCAAAGATTCTGAATAACTTATAATATCATTTGTTGCTACCATTTTTGAACCTCATTTCTTCCATTGTTCATTGGCTTTCTTGACAGCAGCCTCAATGAATGTGTTTAATTGATCATTTGTCAAATTGATGTTATATGCTTCTAGTCCCTCAATCAAGCTAGTCTTAGCATGCTCCATCTTATCCTTGCCGTGGATGTCCAATGTTCCTGCTACTTGTTCAGTAGCATTCACAGCGTTGTTTGCAAGGATTTCAGCCACTTCAAGAGCTTTCTTACCTCCACGAGTCAGAAGGTATTTCTTGACTGCTTGAACAACAATTCCAACCAGAATTACAAGAATACTCATTGCGCTACTTGTTACAATATCAGTGATTTGATTCATTTTTCTTTTCTCCTTTTTTTAACCAACTTGCTTGGTTCTTCCAAGCCTTCCTTTAATTGGAATTTATTATGATCAATGTTTTGTTTTATAAGGCGATCTAGGCCAGGAATTTCAACCCCCAGAGCTGAGAGACTGGCAAGAATACTGGATCCGTATGCTGCCATCATCGCAACAATGAAGGCATCAACCACAGCCCCCAGATTCATGTATAGGGCGAATGGATAGCCAATGGCTACAATTAAAATCATAGCTGTGTGGCTCACTAGCCCTTTTCTCCACTTCCTGCTTGAAAATTCATGATAGGCCCACGCTCTAGATACTCCTATAACAATATCTAGAGCGACAATGGCCATAAACATGAACACAATCATGTGTTCATCAATCCCGTGATCATAAAAATCCCGTACTACTTCAATGATTCCAAAGATTCCATCTGGTTCTTTATACATCAATCACACTCCTCTCAATTTATGATTCAGGTTGTGCTACTGGTTGGGTTTCAAGATCTCCTGATGGTTTATTTTGCTTCTCTTCTTTTGGCACTTCCCAATTGTAAATTGCAAGCTTGCCATTTTGGAGCAGTGGGCCTTTCAAGTCTTTGATGGATTCGCCATTATAGACAAAATCATAGTTGACTTGTACAAGCACACGTTTTCCTTCACTGAATTTTTCAGTGTGATCAGGATCCACGAGGGTGAAGATGTCATGTGGTTTGTAGGTTTTGCCTACTTGAGCAGCTTCCACAAGTTCAAGCGCCCGTTTGTAAAGTGTTGGATCAAGTGGGTAGTCTTGATTGGTCACAGCTACAAGGACAGACCAATCAGCAAGAGCTTTGTTATTTTGGATTAGGACATCTTTCTTTTCGTTCTCTTGAGTGAGTTCTTGAATTTTCTGGATAGCGTTCTTATTGGCATCAACAGACTTGTCAAGCTCTTTCTTGAGCGCCACGATAGCGCCAGATGGATCCAATTCCATTCGGACAAGATTTAGAACAGCATCCACAAGTGCTGTCTCTTCATCTCCCATGCGGTTATTTGGAAGGGATTCTTCAAATACCCGGTAAGGGTAATCTTGCTTGATGGAAACCTTTGTGGCATTAGCTACTGGATCATAGGATTTGAACTGTACTTTATAATTCATTAAGCATTTACCTCATTTTTATTCTTAACTTCTTCAAAAAGGTCCTTCAAATCTTTGTCAGATTCAAGGACAGAGCGATAGATTTCTAGCTCTTTGATGAGCTGTTCTTTTTCCTGCTGTGATTCAGTCAATCGTGCTTTGAACTCAGCTTCATTGATTGATTTACTAGCCAATTGATTAGCTAGATCTGTGATGATTGATACATAAGTGTTTTCTTTCATTTTGTTACCTTTCTAGATTCCGAATTTGTCAAAATCTCTTAACGAATTAGCTACTGCATTCCTAATTGAGCTGTGGAGAGCTGTTCTCATTGGTTTTCCATTTTGAGGGGTAAAGTCATCTGTTGCAAAGCCAGCGTTGACAAAGTGCTGAAGCGCTGTTCTGAGAGTTCTCAAAACTTGTCTGAGCCACACACCGTCGTTTCCATTGTTGATAAGTAAGAAGTCACCAGCTTGCATGTTGGTGTTCCTTCCGTTGGTTCCGTATGGAGCAATTGTTGTTCCTCCCCAAGTGCTTATTCTCCAACCATAAGGATTGCTTCTAGTGGCCTGGTCATAATTATAAGAGTGAGTAAAGTTAAATCTATCACCTACAAATGTGACTTTATCTGCATTGTCATGATCTCCTGTACTAACTCCCTTGATGGTATCAACAATCATTCCATTGAATCCACCTTGATCCCAGTGACTTCTGATGTCGTTATCCCGACGGTCAGCACCGATAATGGCTTTGGAATTGACGTAACGTCTTCCATTTATCGTCACATCATCATTACGGAAGAAGAGGCCTTGATTGGAAGCATTTGCTTGATCACGGAAGACCCCTGTGAAGTTGTCGTAGAATGACAATCGTCCATTGTCTAGGTCGAATACAGTTGAACCATTGTTAGCACTTAATCGCCCACCTTGAATTCTTTCAGCAGCAATCTTGATGGAATTAAGTTCTGTGATGAATGCTCTTTGAGAAATCAACTCTCTAACGAAAGCCTGATTTGTTACTAATTTCTGAATCAATGCATAATCTACAAGTAATTTATCAGCTGTAACAGCGTTACTAGCCAAAATCTGAGTAGTGACTGATCCAGATTCCATGTGACCTGTTCGGACGCTCTGAGATGCCAGATGCCTGCTTGTGATTGAGCCATCAACTACCATGTCCCCCTTCACTTTGATCAATTGAGCGATCAAAGCAATAGCTTCTGGCTCTTGTACTAGCAAGGAACTGATAGTTCTTCCATTGATGCTCTTACCTGTACCAAATGAGATCTGACCATCTGTGATGTTGATGTCTGTTTTCTTTAGAACCCCATCGAATTGGCTGATGATCGTTGCAACTTGCCCATTGACTGTTTGCTGATAATTCGCAAAGCGGCCGTTTATGCTATCCTTGAAATCGTCCAATTTGTCATTGAGGACAGAATTTTGACTGGATAATTTCTTGTTTGTCTCATCTGCTTGAGCTGATAGCTTCGCATCTGTTGATTGTGCTTGCTCTTCGATTTTGGTTGTAAGTGCCTGTTCCTGAGTTGCAAGCTTATTGTTTAAGCCCTCTGTGGCATATCTCAGATTATTTCCAAACTCAGTTGAAAATGTTGAGAATTGACCATCAACAGTCTGCTTGTATTCAGCAAGTTTGCTCTCAATTCGTGAATTGATTGTATCCAAACTGTTTGGCTTGTATGGAGGGACTTTGGGTCCTTTGACCAATATTGGCTTGCGAATCCAAAAGTGCGCATTGTTGACTGCATAGAAGAAGAATGGGAAGCTTCCAGTGGTGTCAAATTCAAAATCAGTTGCTAGGAATGTAAACTCAGCTTTTAACCATGTATCTTTTGCAGTTGTTTTATCTGCAAAAGCCTTACCAAATACTTGCTTATTGTTTGAATGCCGTTTCAGTGTAACTGCAATTCCTTTGTCACATTCAACATCACTTCTCACTTGATATTCAAAACCTAATGAGTAGTATTCGCCTTGGGACATTTTGTTGATGTACAATGGGAATGTTGGTCCTGCCCATGTGTAGGCATTAGCAGGAGACCCAGACACCTTCATTTTGAAAGTTCCGTTTTCCACTGATGCAATTCTTGTTGTACCATTGTTTGGCGCTGTGTATTCGGTTAAACTATCAGCTAATTTCACAAGGTTCTCTTGATCAATCTGACTTCCTAGAGCTTCAATTCTTCTTGTGATTCCCTCAGAATCTTCTGTGTACTTATTCTTTGAAATATAATTCTCAGATAAATTCTCACGGATAGTCTTCAGGGTGTTGCTTGTCTGCTCTTCTGTGTAACGCTTCAATCTTGATTCAAGGATTCCACTCTCACCAGTATACTGTTCAAGTGCTGTGATTTGTGTTTTAAGTCCTTGTGCGGTACGTTCAAATGATGCTGAAGCATTTGTGATGATAGCTTCCTGATCTTCTGGGGCTGGCCCTGCATCTGTTCTGGTAGTGCTTTGTGTGAGTTCTACCTTTTTAAACGAAATTGAACCAGCTCCATCGTATCCAATAATAATGCGCCAAAAATCAAACTCATCACTTTTTTCTAAAGCTGGAACGGAAATTTTGAACAATTGCCATTCATCAGTCAATTGAAATTGACCAGAGATTCTTTCTTGATTGCCTCCAGATTTGCGATTCTCACGCAAAGAAGCCCACATTTTTCCAGAACCACTATTTCTTTTAGCATAAAAAGAAAGTGTGTAAGACTCGCCTTTTTCTAGATAGTCTAGAGCAGTTGTTTTGGAAGTTGCCCAACTTGGTGCGGTACTAGAAAATAACTGTGCTTGTTTCCAAGTGTTGGTACTTCCTGTAATGGTATAGATGCCATTTTCTGCCGTGCCAGTTGAATCACTTGAGTCACCATAAGTGAAAACCCACAGACCACGAGTGAAATCATAATCTTCTGCGTAGTTTCTTGAACCTACTTTTAGAGTTGTGAACTCTTCTTTAACCCCTGCCACTGTCTGCTCAACATAAGACCGGTCTGCTTTGCCATTTGTGACATTGGTCAGGTCAGAGATGGCTTTTTCTGTGGTTTGTTCAAACCGTGATTGTGCGCCTTTTAATTCAGTGAATTGGCTTTCTGTAGACTGTTTGAATTTGTCAATGAGACCTTTGACTTCTACATCTTTTTCAATGAGCTTTTTAGTTGTAGCCGTCAAGCCTTCCATTTTAACTTCAATGCCATTGTATTGAGCTTTGAACTCTTCCACAATTTCATTTTTATTAGCTTGGCTTGCTGCTGCGATCTTCTCAGTGACTTGAGCTGAGATTTCTTCTTTGACTACTTCAGCTTGTGCTTTGGCTTGCTCAATCCCATCAGTGATCTCTTTCTCCAAAGCTCCTGCTTTATCTTCAAAAGCCCTATTGGCATTGTCAACCAACACTTTCAATTTCTTGTAGTATTCATCATCCTCCTGAGTCTTTTGGACTGTATCAAGGATTTCAGATGCTACATCAGAAATTCCATTTGAGCCTGACATGCCTCCACCGTGGCCCGCCTTGTCATCGAATGTAAGAAAGATATACTCTTCTGACAGAGCATCAAAGACATAGCCCACAGCTTTTTTCTTCAGCATGACATCATGCTTCAAGCTCATGAGGGATGCTGTATCTCCAAGGTGTACAATTTGGCCATCTAGCTCATAAGCTTCGATCTTGATTTGATCAGTGGGCTTGTCAATGTCTCCATTCTTAAATTTGGCTTCACCCCATTTTCTCAATTCTTCCTCTGTAGTAAGATCATTGTTCTCATACTCAGCTTCATTGATATAAGGGTAATTGCCAATGAGGGGGCTGTCCACAGTAACTTTCAGAACTGTGTCTTCTTCTGCTCCCTCTGGCTTGAAGGTTGATTTCAGATGCAGTCTTGTGATGATGCTGGAACTGCTCTTGTTCCGTTCATACTGCTTTAAATTTTGATGTGTAGTGATAACCACTCCACGATCAATCCCCCTACTTTTAGGAATATCAATCAGGAAGTTGTCACGAATCATCTCACCTTCCCAAGCGCCCACGATGGAATGTTTTCCATCCATCAGGATCTTATAGAGCGTTTCATCTTCTGTAGTGTTGAAAGTTCTATTGTCCATAATGTTACTTGTGAAGGAGAATTTCCCAAGTGGTGTCTTAACTGCTGAAATCATAGCATTCAAAGCGATCTGACAAGTTGAGTTTGAAACCTTGATAGGGCGAACAGAGCGCTTGAAGATGTCTTCTGTAATATGCTGACAAGTCAGACTTATTGTGTCATCTTGCTCGCTGATTTCCTTGATCCGGAATAATTGCCGGCCAGTCACAGGAGTTGGAGCAATGATGAGCATGTCTTCCTGGAATTTCTTATAAATTTCAGTGTCCGTGATTGGGTAGTCAACCTTGAGTGTGTAGCTTACATTGATTACTTCTTCAACTTCTGCTTTTTTGGCTTCATGGAGTGGCTGGCCATTCCATTTTACTGTTTGAACATTTCTGTCTAATAGATATAGAATTATAACCACCCCCAATTGGTTTCAAAAACAAGCGATTGAATGCCAGGTCCTAAAACCACACCGATAGTTTTCTGGGCTTGGTTAGCGTCAATTGTGATGAAATCTCCTGACCACTTCACCAGATTCCCTCTCTTGTCCAAGAAGCTTGGATTCTGTGGATCATTTACCATCACAGCGCTCTCAGAGAGCTGTTCAAGCTTGATGGTTTGCTTTCCAATGGTGAAGCTGGTCTCTGATGAGCTGTTTCCTCTAATTGTGATTTTAGGAAAAGCCAATGAACTACCTTGAAGCCTGAGAACACCATTTGAGGTGAGAGTTTGAACATCGTTGTTCTTCATGTATTTTGTGGGGTGACAAACAAATGTCACTTCCACAGAATACATTTTAGTTTTATCTCTCTGAGTGTCAGACACCTTTGTCTGATAACAGAACCATCTTGTGAGCTTGTTCTGTTGATTCTCAAGCCAGAAATTCCTTTTAGAAAGGAATTGGACGAATTCAAGGACTTGCAACTCTGTTGGGTTGATGAGTTGAAGAGTGTATTTCTTTTCAATCGCTTCTCTGTGAGGATTGGACTGAACTATGTATCCACTAACTCCATCATGGCTCAACAGCTTATCCTTTGAGAGACCAACTTGAATTGTAGGACCTTCAAGCACAATCACATCAAATGGAAATGATGAAGTTCCAACTCCATCAATAATCAATTCATTGTACTTTACCATGCAGGCGCTCCTCTCAATTCTTTCTGTCTTCTCAATTCAGCAGCTATCTTCTGAGATACCTTATTGGCGATCTTCTCAATGTCAGCTTCTTCTCTGATGATATTGTCAGAGATGTTGATGTTGATTACGGTTCCTTGTGGGTCCATTGTTTGGGCGATGCCACGGCCAATGGCGCTCAAGTTACGTTCATTCAGTGGTAGGACTGCTTCTTTTCCAGCTTCACCGCCAACCATGAGGCTATTCCCGTTCATGCCAAATGCTGTTGGCTTGGTTAAGATCCCACCTTTGGCATACCAGTCAATTCCGATACTTGGAATCCCTTTACCTTTTAGCCAGTCCATTGGATTCAGTGATCCACTGGCCTTGAAGTGAGGTAATGGGATGTGTGGCCACTTGAATTGAAAATTGAAGAAGCCTTTAATTCCATCAATAGCTTTTCCTACTAGATCTTTGGCTCCATTGATTGCTGTGTCAATTGTGTCTTTGATCCCATTCCAAATGCTTGAAGCGGTTGAGCTGATATCATTCCAAACTCCTGAAATTGTGCTAGAAATACCATTGAAGACAGTTGAAACTGTTCCTGTGATTCCGTCCCAGATTCCAGATAGAGTTGAGCTGATCCCGTTCCAAACAGTTGAAGCTGTTCCTGAAATTGTATCCCAAATACCTGATAAGATTTGAGCCATTGCATTGAATACAGACTCACAGATACTTTTGATCCCGTTCCAGATATTCTCTCCAATGCCTTTGATGGATTCCCAAGCCCCGGACCAGTCCCCATTGATAATCTGCATCACAGTCTTAATGATGCCTAATACCACGTTGATGGCTGTTTCAACAACAGTTTTGATTGTGTCCCATACTGTAGAAACAATGGTTGAAATATTGTTCCAAGCAGTCTCAATGAATGGTCCAAGAACATTCATAACGGTTGTCACTACTGCTGAAATGGCATTCCAGACGGTTTCTGCTGTCTGTCTGATCAGTTGTTGATTGTCATTCCACCATGTTGTCAATGTCCCCCAAATCTCCATCACAAAGCTTGAAATGGCTTGGATGACAGTGTTGATGACTGACATGATAGCGTTCCATACTGTTTCAACAGCGGTCCTGAAACCCTCATTGGTTTCCCATAAGTTTTTGATGACTAAACCAATGCCAACAATAGCCGCTACTACTGCGGCAATAACCCCTATTATTGGCAAGGCAGACGCTATGGTTGCTCCTATTCCTCCTGCTAATGCCATAAATCCCACAATTAAAGGAGCGATCACACCAGCGACTGCTGTGATAGATCCCATTATTACAATGAATTGTTTAACCGGGCCAGGTAGCTGTTTGATCCATTCTGCTACGTTTTTGAAAAGTCCTACAAGAACATCTAACGCTGGGGCGAATGTTTCAGCTATCGCTCCACCAATTTCCCCCAGGACAATCTTCAGTCCATTTTGTGCTGTTGTGAACTTGTCAATAGGGTCCAGAGTGTTTTCATAAGTCTCAGAAACAACCCCGGCTGACTCTCTAGATGTTTTTCCAAGTTCATCAAAGCTCAAAGCTCCACGCTTGATGGCATCGACCATTTGAGGGGCCTTTTTAGCACCAAAGATCTCCATAGCGATCCCCATTGCTTCGGTCTCTGATTTGCTGTTCTTGATGGCTTCAATGGTCTCTTTGAGACCTTCTTTCATGGTCTTTCCTTTTTTGGTGTAGACCCCTGCTGCCTTTGTCATACCTGACAAAGCTGCTGATGAATCAACCCCATGCTGTTCAAGTTGACCAATCAATGTGACAGCTTCATCAAATTCAAGACCAAGCATCTTGATTTGTGGCGCTCCATCTGTTGCTTTCTTCATCAAGTCATCAACAGAAACCCCTGTGGATTGCGCCACATAAGTGGTGCTATCCAACACATCAGAAAGATAGTCAACAGAATATCCGTAAGCCTCCAAGGCTTGCTTGGACTGAATTGTTGCATTCGTGATGTCAGATCCGTTGATTTCTGCAAACTTGAGCATGTCAACAGATGTGGTTTTGAGCGCATCCCCTGTCAGGCCAAATTGAGTGTTAACTTCACCGACTGCATTCCCGATTTTGCTGAAATCAGTAGGCATTTCAGTGGCTATCCCATTAGCAATGCCTTGCATCTGCTCAAGAGACTTGCCACTTGCACCGGTCTTTGTAACAATAGTGTCCATTCCCTCATCAATTTCCCGGAACGCATCTAGGGCGCTCTTCCCAAAATCAACCAACTTTTGACTGATCTCAGATAATTTCTCAGAGAATTGATTCAGCAATTCGGCTTTCAGAAGCTTGTTTGTCTCTTCAAGACCGCTACTAGCTTTCTTTCCTGATTCGCCAAGATTTTCCATCTCATTAGCGAGACCGTTGAAGGCAGCCTTGGACTCATTCAGTTGAGTCTCTAGCTTATTGACTTCTGTTGAGTTCTCGCCATACTCTTGCTTTGCAATGGCAAGTTGTTTCTCAAGGTTCTCGACCTGTTGGGCGACAATCTCGCTTTGCTTCCCAATCTTCTGTTCAGCAAGTGCCAGCTTGTCTGCTTCACTAGCATTGGAACCCATTTGGCTTTCTTGCAGTTTGAATGAGCTGACAACTTTGTCACCTTCGCTGGCAAGACGCTGTTGCTCGTTTTGAAGCTCTTTCAGTTGTTCACGGTTGGATTTAGTAGCATTCCCGTTTCCATCTAATGCCTTATTGACATTCTCAAGCTTGTTCTCATAGCCCTTCAGGATATTCTCTGTCTGGACCACTTCCCGTTGAAATGCACGGTATTGATCAGCACCAATGTCACCACTCTTGAATTGAGCTTCAACTTGTGCTTGTGCTTGTCTCAGCGTTTCCAGTTTTTCCTTGGTTGTTGAAACTTGTTTCTGGAGGACTTCTTGCTTCTGAGCCAATAGAGTCACATTCCCTGTGTCAAATTTCAGAGCCTTGTCAATACTCTTCAATTCTTTTGCTGCCTCAATGGAGGCAGAATTTACTTTCTTTAGGGCATTTTGAAGGGGCTGTGTGTCACCGCCAATTTCAATTTTTATCCCTTTAATATTACCGGCCATATTTCCTCCTTTCACATAAAAATATAAAGAGCGCCTAAAGGATTCTTGTGATCAATCGTCCATCCATTCGATGAACTTGACCTCAGATTGTTCCTCTCAGCACTCTATTTCAGACTAGAATGAGTCAAAATCTGACTGTGTGGCCTTGCGTGTTTCTGATTTCTTTTCAGTTCGCAAATTCACATAATCTGTTTGATAATCCAGAGCCATTCCAATTGAAATGTGCTTTAGATCATCAATTGTAAGTCCAGTTTCTTTACAGCATGAAAGGTATGATTCTACTGTAAAGATTTCATCACTGGCTGATTCTGACTCATCTGTTTTTTTTTTGATATCATTGTGTCGTTGATCATTTCCATCAAGATTGGAGCGATGTCCTGCAAAGGAAATTCTTCCATCTCCATGAAAAATTGTTCATAAGGCTTGATGTATGGATTTCCTGACTTCGTGAAAACCCAAAACAAGCGATTGAAGAAGGTCATGTCAAAATTGGCCAACATGTTGATGTCAACTTCATTGTTGCCATTTTCAGCCATTTGCATGATATTCTGGTTTGAGATCATTCCAAATAGATCTTGGAAGAAATCTTTCCCAAACTCACTCTTATAAGCGATAGGAGTGTAAGCATTTGTTACAAGCTCATACTCCTTTTCACTAATGGTCACACTCTTACGCATTTAAGACCTCCTTAATTACAAAGCTTGATTAGGTTCATAGACCTTTTCAAACCATTTCTTATAAACTTCTTGATCATCCGCTGATGTGATGGAACGTTTCACAACTTGGTCACCGGGACGAGGGCTGGCATTGAAGCTCAATTCACGTTCATTCACGTTGGTTCCGTTCTTGGTAGCTGATCCGCTCGATGGGCGACTTGCTGAACAGTAATACATGACATGGCGTGTCTTGTTAGCATCCCCAGCAAATTCAAACATAAGTGCGAAGTTGGTTGTCTTCGCATCTGCTTTTTCTGTGACCACTCCTGTTGTAGAGTCTTTGATGTCGCCCAAAATTTTTGTTGCGAATGCTTCAATGATGTGTGGGACTTTGAATTTACCTTCGTAACCTTCGTTTGAGTTGACGAAGTAATAATCAATGTTATCAGCTTTCACTGATCCTGAATCCCCTTTAGGGTCCAGCGTCAATTCCATCGCTCCAGGGAAGCGGAATACTTGACCATAAGTGATCACTCCTGCTTCACTGATTGATTGGATTGGTGCCACATGGACATTTTCAAGTCCATAGGTAACTTTATTTTCAGTCATTTCTTTCCTCCTCAATATAGATAGACTTCATAAGACTTCACAAACAGTCTTTCTGATTCAATAAAATTTTCTTCTTGAACATCATAAAAGAGCTTGTGGTCATTCCACAGCTCTTCCAATCGTTCTTCTAGCTCCTCATCTTTTCGTTCAAATGCCAACTCTACAGTGACAGCACGGATCATGTATGATGCTTGATTGTCTGTTCCTGTGATAGATGGCAAGCTTTCAAAATAGACAAGGTAAGGCAGCGTGGGGACATTTCCTTCCCTGAATGCCTTGTAAGTGACTGGCAAGCCAGCCTGTTCCAAAATATCTGCAAACTCTGACAGCTTCATCTTCCAAGCTCCTTCAATTTCTTTTCAAAATTCTCAATAGCGTGATCTTCTGCCGGCTTGATGTGTACGATGCCGGAAACCCGTCCCCCGTTCCTTTTTAAGTGGCCAAATTCAAGCAAATGTGGGAGGCGGTAATTTTTGTTATGCACTACAAAATTACCTTTCCCCATCTTTGTTTTTTTCCACGATTTGGCATACTTACCACCTTTTGCCCTTGGACTTTTTGGGCTTGTGGTATTTAATTCTTGGACGGCCTCTTCTGCTGTTTCTTCTGCTATCTTGTCAACTTTCTCTTCAACTTCAGTGGAATACTCTGCTAATGCTTTAGCAATTTGACTGGCTAGATCTTGGCTCATGTCATTTTCTCCACTAAAGTCAATTCAAGGATGTTGAGGTTGATTGGATATGTCTTCAAAATCCGGTATTCCTTACCGCCAAATTCAGCAAATTCCTGATTATCATATTCAAAGCTGTGAATATCAACAATCAGATTTGGACGAATGCCAGCCTGGTTGGCTTGGTAAAATTCGGATCGTGTGATAGATTTTTTCTTACAAAAAATTGTAGTCTTTACTTTCTCAGTCAGATCTTGCTTGAGCTTGTCCTTACCTGTAATTTTAAAACCTATCAATGTGATTTCATCATTCCACATCTCACACCTCTTTCTTGGAAGAGATTTGCAGATTGTGCAAGCGCCATTGAAGGTGACGTGGTAGATCAACACCACCTTCATAGCGATAAGCAGCAAAGTCAACAATGAACATTTCATGGTCAGCACGATCTGGAACCAATTCAACACCCAGATTGTTTGTTAATTCGCTGATGACGCTTGAGACAATCTTCTCCAGTGTTTTATCTCGCAAATTTGAAGCAATTCCTAATTTAATTTTAAGTAATTCCACTAACTGACCAGTGTCCATGCTATTCTTCCTCTTTCTTGGTTGCTTTCTTGCGTTTTGGTTTTTCTTCAGTGGTTTCTTCTACTTCTTCAGTAGTCGCTTCCACTTCTTCAGAGGTCTCTTCTGCTTTCTCAGCAGTTTCTTCCACTTCTTCAGCAGCCTCTTCTACTTTCTTAGTAGCTTTCTTTATTACTTCATCAGTGATGAAGATTGAGCCTGCTGAGTTGAAGCCTGTCAAGAGTCCTTGAACAAACTCTTGATCAGGTTCATAGCCTTTGCGTGGAAATACATCATCAATTTTATATTCATGTTGTTCTGTGTCACGCATGTCCTTGAATGGACGGATTACTGTATAGGCCATGTGATACCTCCTTACGCTACAACATCAGTGTATGTGCCAAAGAATCCAGCAGATTCATCTACTTTCTTGACATCAAGACGTAGGAAAAGCCCAAGCAATTGGCCATAAATGTCATTGTTAATCCATTTAACTGATACTTGAAGACGGTCAAACAATTTAACGAATTCAGCAACATCTCCGATAAAGAACTTCATGTCACCTTCATTGCCAAATAGGGTGTCATCCACTGGATAAATGGTTTTCCCACCGAAAGAATAGCCTGTAGGGGATGTAACATCTGGTTGAAGCATGTATTTCCCATTTTTATCCTTGACCTTGTCAAGTGCTGCGAACATTGATTGAGTTACAACAATACTTGCTTTGTAGATTGATTTAAGTTTTTTGTTGTAGATGTCTTTGATGCCATCAAATCCAGCAGCATCTGCTTGAGTTGCTGATTTGAGGATGGTAGCGACCAATGACAATTCAGTGTTTTCACCTTGGTTGAATACTTCATCTTCTACGATTGACATGATGTCATAGTCTGCATCATCAATCATTTCTTGAGATACAGGAATGTAACCACGGTAAGTCTTGATTGAGTAATCAATTTCGCTGATGCTTGGTTTTCCAAGTTCAGGATTAGCTTTCAATTCATCAGTTGAAGCCGTTTTGCTGTCTGTCTTCTTGATAACTGGATATTTACCAGAACCACTATTTACTTTGACACGTTGGACAAGATCCAAGAGTGGATTGCGTGTCTTTTCAAGGAAGTGAGGTTTTAGCACTTCAGTTGGGATCAAAGCAGCGCTTCCAGAGTCAGTTGTTTTAAGACCTTCAATGTCACGAGTTTGACCAGTACGAATGAATTTAGCAATTGCGTCACGTTGTTCCAATTTCTTTCCTCCACGTTGCTCAACATCTTTGAATGTTGGGGCTTTTCGATTGTTTTCATCAACTTGTTTTTGAAGCTCTTCAATTTCTTCTTCAAGTTTTGCTTTTTCTGCCTGTTTTTCTTCCAATTCTTTTTGGATGTCTTCAAGGCTCTTTTCAACCGCTGAAACTTCTTCTTCAGTTTCAGCACGGTCCAGTTTTTCTGCTTCAATTACAGAACGGTTGTTCAATTCTTCAATTGCTTCTTCCAATTCAACAACCTTATTTGCTTTTGTGCGCATACGTGCGCCCAGAATCAATGCTTTGTTCATAGATTGTATTTCTCCTTAATTTTCATTTTGCGTTCATTTAACGCTTCACTGTTAGCACGTTTCAGACATTCAAAGTCTTTCTTGCGTGCAGCAATTTCAGTCTGTGGATAGGCCGGGAACGTGCAAGGGCTGACCTCAAAGATTTCAAGCTCTAACACGGTATCAAGATAAGAACCATCTTCACGCTCAATAGTGTCCACCTTGATTGGCATAAATCCAAAACTGCATCCAACAATATCCCCTCGCTGTACACGGGCATAGGCTCCCATAGCGTCAGGATCATTCCTGTTGATGATAATGTCACCATAAAGGCCTTTGTCATCAACTTTGAGACTCACTGTGCTGTTCCCTGTGCGCCCTAATACTAGGTTATGATCATGGTTAAACAATGCACGGATGTCAGCATTCTTGATGGCTTCTTCCACTCCTGCACGTTTGATCACTTCAAAATAGCCTGGCCACAGCTCAGTTTCTTCATCGAACCGGATGAAGTAGCCACTCAGAATCAAGTCACCAGATTCTTGTTCTTCTCGTGTCTCAAATTGAGTAGCGATGTAGGAATTACGTTTCTTCACTGGCATTTCCTCCTTCCTTATTTAATTTGTTCTGATTGCCTAACTCCCCTTGTGGAAGGTAGTTTTCAAGAACAATAATTTCATCCATTTCAGGATCCGGAGTCATACCGACCCAATCTCTCCACTCGTTTCTACGCATTGCAGCACTGTTGGTCATTTGTTGAGCGACAGTTGAAAGCTCTGTGATGTCGTAAGAATACAGTGAACGTGGATTGAATTTGAAGTAGCGTGTGGTTGAAGTCAGTAGGTCTCTTGTGAGCGTCTGAGTGATCGTTGTTGCGATGCTCATGATGGTGGTATTCACAAAGTTGTTGTATTCTTCTTTGTTGAAATCTCCCACACCCAACACAAAAGCCGGAACACCTAACATTCCAGCTACTGTCTTCTTATCAATTTCTACTGACTCATTCAAAGCGATGTCATTCAAACTTAATGGCTTCACTTGTTCCACTTCCAGCAAAGCTTCTGGAACAATCCAAGGTTCACCGGACTGGCTTGTGGTCAGATATTTCTTAGCGATTTTCTCACGACCTTCCACTGTTCCAAGTTCCTCACTTGATGAATCCACCTTGATAATAAGGCTTGGAATGTTTTTTCCATTCATGAAGCCTTTCTTGGTCTGTGTAGCCATGTTCAAATTGCGAACAATATCTTTCAAAGCAAATCTAAAACCGGTCCCAATATAAGGCCGGTCTGGATCAGGATTGATGGCGAAGTGAACCACTTCATCTGGATTGAAATCAGTGTCCCTGAAGTGGATCATGTATGTTAGATCATTACTCTTGAATGATACTTCTGACATTGGAAACGGTCTGAGATTGCTGATGTAGTCAGTCATTGGATCATATTCCACATGTAGCACAGAATTTCCGTCACCAAACAGGAGCAAGTCCCTGACAATCTTGAAGATCCATGATTTTCTTGTCATGTGATCACAAGGGTTTATATCAATCTTATGGGCTAACCCGTCCTTGATTCGTACATCACCGGATTCTGTATTCTCCATTAACTGGATAGTCATATTTGAAACCATGTCAGCGATTTTATTGACTGCCATGATCACATCTGGATTCCTTGCTAATGGAATATAGCCATCACCGTCGTACATGATCCCCAGATCTGAACTCCCAAAGCTTGTGAACATCGTCTGAGACTTCCCACGCTTGAATAATTTGTCAAAGATTCCCATATTTCTCACCTCCTTTCTACTTAATCAAAGTAAGCCATCACATTCTTATTCTTACCAAGGTTAGCAAGTGCCTGTATACAAGCAAAAACGCTCGCATCAAACAAGTCAATTCTTGCTGTACCGCCATCACCGTCTAACTTCTCATACTGGACAGCGTCATCCACTTTCTCAATGGCTCTGACATTGCTGACACAATACTCATAAGCGTCCGAATGTACATAATAGAATTCTTTATTCTTCACTTTCAATTCAATCCTTCTGAATCCCTCTGATTTCAAATAGAATAGCTGAGGCTGGTCAATCATTTTGAATTTAGCTTGCTTCATTTTGAGCATGAACTCTCTACCAAATTTCCTGTCCATACCGACAGCAGCAATTTTGAAGCCTTTCTGTCTCATCTCTATGAACCATTTAACAATATCATCATAGAGGACTGTTGGAGTGTTGCTCATAGTCAGCCACCCATCTGATTGCCACCCAAAAAGTGGGATGCCATCATCATTGGCTTTTTTTTGAGCATTGACACGAGGGAAAAAAGCGTGTGTGATACAGATATCAACATCTTTTTCACCGTCATTGTAAACCCCGTAAAGAGCAGCAGCAGTCAAGTCATGCAGTCTTGAAAGGTCAGCTCCTCCATACCAGCGAATAGGGAGATTCGCAAGCTCCTCAATGGTCCAGTCATAGCAGTCATCACTGGCAATGAACTCATCTGGATTGAAATAAGCGTTCATTGAGTTGGTGAAGACATTCAATGTCTTGTTGAAGAACTCATTTCTGGTCTGTGGATCATTCAAAGCCTGTTCTGCTTCTTCCTTGAGTGCCTTGAGCGATACAGTCACACCCCATGAAGGATTAGCCATCTTCAAAACATTCTCATCCAGATAGTCTCCCACATCTCCATCAGTAGCCTGATTCGCTTTGCAGATGAAAATGAAGAATGAATCATCTTTGACCAGCTCTTTCAGGACTTTCTGACAGTATTTCAGACGGTTAGCAAGGAAGCCTGTTGGGATGTCCCCTGCTGTAGAGATAACAAAAAGCATACTGTTTCGGTATGCTGACATTGTTTTCTTCATAAGACCGTATTTTTTAGAATTTCTCATGGTGTGTGCTTCATCTAGGATGATGACATTTCCATTGAGAGAGTCAAGCCTGCTTTCATCATTGGCCAGTGCTTGGATAAAGAATGAACCCTCCTCGCCAAAATTGGCAGTGATGGAGTGTTCTTGGTTGTTATCTTTTATGCGAATGTTCTTATCATTCCATCGCTCAACATTGAACCTCAAAAATCCAAAGGCTTCCAAGGCTTGCTTGACAGAATTGGCTACAATATAGCATTTTGAACCGCTATCTGTATCAAGGATCTGATAAGCTAGAGCGATTGCAGCAGTGAATGAAGTCTTGCCATTTTTCCTGGCAAGCATGATCAAGGCTTCCTTAAAGCGTCTCTCATTCGTTCCCTTGATATAGAATCCAAAGAGATTGACCACCACAAAATGTTGCCAGGGTTGCAAAAGTAATGGCTTATTACGGATAGAGACCGCAAACATATCATCACCCTGCTGATGGACAATTGTATGTTCAATGAAATGAACGACAAAATCAACCATGTCTTCATCCATCTCAAACTCTGGATTGTCCAAATCTCTCAGAAAGCGTGATGCTGCCAAAATGTTCTCTTCACAATGCTCTTCCTGATGGTCCAGAACGTGTTGAGCGTATTCTTTAGCTTTCTCCACGTTACCCATCAGACTTCACCCGTTTCTTTTTGATTTGGTCCTTGAATTTTAGAACCTCAGTAAGAACAGATCCATTGTCTTGCTCTACTACTTCACCAAGTGATTTTGGATTCATCATCAATTGATTAGAATAACTGAGTATGTCTTTCCGTAGGATTTCCATCGCTGTTAGGATGGGGACCTTACGTTCATTCTCAGCTCCTGCCTTGTTAACATAAACATCTGTGACAGGGTAGCCCATATCAGCATAGTCCTGAGCAAGTTTCTGATACTGATATAGCATGCCTGCAAAGATGTCAATAATCATGTCAAATTCTTTGCGATAGGTCCCAAGCTCTTTCATCTGTTTGATGACTTTTGACTTGATAGATTTAGCTGTGACTGGTTTTGCCAAAAACTAGGCCTCCTTCCTAAAATCCCTTTAGTTTTTATCCCCTTTTTGTCTGAAGGCCTCCGACTTGGAAAAAGTTCCCTTCACCGGTTCCCAGACGCTCGAAAAAAATTTTTTTCGATGGGGGGGATAATCGAAAAATTCAAAAATTGAAAAATTGAAAAATTCGATTTTTACAAAATTTCGTTTTTTTGATTTTTGTAAAAATTCAAAAATTCCCTTTTTCGTTTCTTTTGCCAAAAAATTCCTTGACCAATAACTTTATCATTGGTTCTATCATGAAAAGTATTGTGTCTCTTGTTAGTGAGAGGTAAACAATTCCATTCTTGGAATTCCAGTTCAGGATATTCGGACACGGGAAAAATATGATGAACCATTTCAGCCGGTTCTGATATTCCATATCTCAAACTTTCCTGACAAAGATAATTATGTTTTCTTAGAATCTTATCTCTGAACTTTTCCCACTTCTTTGTCTTCAAAGAAGGTCTAACAATTTTGTTATACATATAATCCTCCTCACACAAAAAGGACAGCCAATCTCTTTGGTCTGTCCCTCTCATACTTGAAAGCTATGCTATCATAATATTTTATTTTATGTGAGAAAACAAGAGTTTATTTTCTCATTTTTTTTCACCTCGTTTGTAATTCGATTTCTTTCAACTCTCGTTTTAAAACAACAACTTTCACCAGAATACACCAATGTGAATTCTTCTTCCCACTGACTTCTAGTGTATGGGTATCTGTTTGGTCGTGCCATTATTTATCCTCACTCGTTTCTTTATTATATTTATAGACTTCGTACATTATCAGATCCAATTCATTCTCATAAATATTTCCTATCACTTCGCAAGTATCCCAATAATACTTATCAAAAGGCGCATAAGTAGCAGGAGTCACGTTTAGAAATGATAAGTGAAATCCGATTTCTGTTGTTGGTGTGTTTTCATCTTCAAAGTAGGTATATTCCCCAAATCCTACAATACAGCCATAAGCACTTGTTCGGATGATATCCCCCTCAAAGATTTCTTTACCATTCTTATCAACTAGGCCTGTTGATTGCATGAGAATGATATTCCCATCTCTTGGTCGTAATTCGATTTCTTGGTTTCGATTTCTGTAAATCTCAGCCATGCCATTCATGGTTTTTGTTTCTTTATCCCATGCTCTATATTTTGGAATCATTCCACTACCTCCTCTATTTCAATTCCTTTACAATCAAAGACCCAACCAAATCCAGCTTGTTCCAATTTCTTCTTTGTAAGTTTTGAATAAGCTTTACTACTGTAAAAATAAATTGCATCTTCATCAGGATCTCTCATGATGTATTGACCGGATGCTTTTATTTTCACTTTGTAGCGTTTTTCTTTTTTTAACAATTCAGGGCTTTCCCAACGATTCCCAATTTTTGAGTAGTATTTGAGAACGTCTCTTGTTATGTCTATTCTGGTATTTATTGTAATACCTTCACCAAACCATCTGCAATTGTCATAATCATATCTTACAAGAAATATATATTCTTGCGCATTGTTTCTCAGAACATCTGCTTCAAATATCTCATTACCGTTTGCGTCTTCAAGTCCTGTTGATTGCATGAATTCCACATCATCAAATGAAATACCTTTTGGAGTGAAATCAACATCTTTTATACATTGTTTATTTTTGTCCCATACTTTGAATTTTGGAATCATTTTCCCCCTCACTTTCACATATCTTATATTTTGTTAAGCTCGCCTTATTTCTGAAATCCTTTTAGGATATGGGTTTTATTCGTTTCTCTTTTCTCAGCTTATGCCTAACTCGTTATGTTAATGTCAAAAATATAAAAAATTAAATAACAAAGTTTCTTAAGGCATCATCTAGTTCAGCTTGTTCAATTCCAATGTATCTCAGCGTAATAGCTGGAGATGAATGATTGAACATCTTCTGTAGTGTGCCTACATCCTTTGTTTTATTATAGTATTTATATCCAAATGTTTTGCGCATTGTATGTGTTCCCACATTATCAATGCCCAATTCTTCAGCAGCCTCATGAATGATCTGGTAGGCTCGTTCACGAGTGATGGCCTTATTTCCTCCTTGCCTGCTCTTGAATAAGAAATGATGGAATGGCTTCCCTTCAACATACTTCCTCATTTCTCGTTTCAGCTCTTTCGTCATCCTACGAGAAATCTGCTTGCCAGTCTTTCTTTCTCGTAGCTTGATGTGCCATCCCTGAACATCTTTGACTTTGAGTGTGAGGATGTCACCAACTCGCAAGCCTGTATTGAGACCAGTGATAAATAGCATGTAATACATTTCATTCCATTCTCTCAGATAGTCCTTCATGGCTTGAATGTCATCCGTGTCTTTAATGGGTGAGACCTCTTCCATACGCTTCCCCCTCTCTATATTAAAATTGATTTTCATAAGGAATTGGGAGTACAGGGCTTGAACCTGCGTCTGCTGTTTTCCGCCAGCATGCTCTACCATTTGAGCTAACTCCCTAACCACTATTAGGAGACCCTCTCATCCATGATGTGATTATCATGAACAAGATTATAGTATTTTATTTTGTGTGAGAATACAATATCTTATATTCTCAATTTAGAGTACACCTTTCATTCTGGCATACGTTTCCAAGATGCCAGCACGTTTGCGGTAAATCGTGGCATTGCTGACAAATTGCTTTTCTGCAATTTCTTCCCAATCAAGATTAGCTTGTCCCCATCTCAGATAGAAAATATCAAGCTGCTCTCCTGTCAGTTGCTTTTTGAAGGATTCAACAGTTTCTTTGAACAGCTCAAGATTCTTCAGAGTCACATCAGTAGCAAATTTCATCACTGTGTTTTCTGTTGGTTTGCTGATGCCAGACTTGCCACCCCCAACAAGGTCATCACCGTTCTTTGCCATCAATTCTGCTTTGCGTGTCCAAATTGCCCGGTCAATTCCACGAAAATTGAATAATTCTTGATCAAGGTTAAACAATTCTCTGTTGTTTAATTTTTTCATTCAGTAACCTCTCTTTGATAGATTTCTACTATCCCTTTTCCTTTTAGTCTTTCACAGTGAGCAAGAGCTTCATGCCTTGTCTGAAATTCAGCTTCAGTGTATTCAGCTAAATGTTTAGGATCAATCCAACTTGAATGACCGTGATATTTTCTTACGACATACATCTTCATTTCTTTCTCCTGCTTTTAAAAGCTATCACGCTAGCCCAGATCAAACCAGATATCCAGACCAGTGCGAATAGTATGTAGATAAAGTTTTGAAAGTCCATCCCACTACCACAATACACCTTTCAATTTATTGAATTCTTCCTTTGAGATATCTGATTTAAGAGTTATCTCAAGATTTCTAAAGCCGAATCCGTCAGTCCCTAATTTACTTGCATTAATGCTTCCAGAGTCGATGTTCTTGACATTTGGAATGTAAGTTTCAACAATATTTCCTAGGGCAACAAAGGTCTTACCACCATCTGCGCTGAATTTCAAACCTATTGGATGGCTGTTATATAATTTACGATACTTCTTAATCAGTCGTTTTCTCGATTTATTTAGAGACATTGTCTTACCTCGCTTGTAATTCTATTGCGTTTAACCCTCAATTTTAAAATAGTGTCACCTCGTCTAAAGAATACAGCAGTCTTTTCTTCTTCCCATTGATTCTTAGTGTATGGGTATCTGTTTGGTCGTGTCATTCTGTTACCTCCTAAACTTCTAAATATAGGATTTCCATGTTGAATCCACTATCAATAAACTTGTGTGTCAATTCTTTGTTAATCCCATTTCCTAGACAATGATAAACTACGTCTACATTGATGTCTGTACCTAAATATTTTTCCAAACGCATACGATTGTCTACGTAAAATGCAATATTCCTTTTTTGTTGCTGATATGGTCTGGCTTTAGCTATATCCCTAGTACACCACATCAACACCTTTGAGATGATATCTTTCTTGGTGAAACAGTCTTTTAAAGAAAAGTAAGTGTTAGTTTTTGGAATAAGAATTAGTTCCAGTTGTCTATTTATAAATGAATCAGGAAATAAGCTCATAAGTTTTTCCAGTTCTTCATATACATCATTGTTCATTTTCCCACCTCCTCAACTTCTACACCTTCGCAAGAAAAAACCCATCCAAACCCAGCATTTTCAATTTCTTTACGGGTGTGTTTTCTTCTATTTGTGTAAATGTTGTTGTAAAAACGGTAGTCGTCATTGTTTGTTTTTACCAGATAATCATCTGTGTTTTTTAACTTAACTGTGTACTTTGGTTCTTTCTCGACTGTGTAGCCGTCAAGCCATGCTCGGGCAAAGAGATCCATGTTGTCATCATTATCACGAAACCATTCGTCAAGATTTTTTCTTCCACTAATCGCGATTGAGTCCATCCCACCTAACAAATGATAATCTTCAAATTTTGCATACTCAATCCAATCAGCCACAAATTGAGGGATTGTGACTTTCTGCGGTTCTATAGCACCATCAATTTTACCTTGTTTATACCCTGTATAATATTTATGCAACCCATAATCACTTCCAAGTTTATTCAAAATTTCATTGATCCATACTGCTTTAGTTGCAAGATCAAACTTTTCAATTCGTTCGATAACGTCTTTTAGTTTAATTTTATATTTATTGACCATTTGATCTGCGCTTACAATAAACTCTTCTGATATTTCTACTTTTTCGCCACCATCAAGAACTACACTAATTAATAGCGAATCATCTGTAGAATGAGCAAACCCGTCAAAGTTACCATAAACTAAAACTTTAGTACAAGCATCCATTTTATAAATCCTCCTCTTCAATATTTGATTTTCTTAAAATGGTAATTTGTCATCTGTGATGTCCATCGGGCTTGTGTAGCTTGGTGGCATCTGTTCTGTCATGCTGTTTTGATTTGCAGTGTTATCACGTTTTTCCAGAATTTGGAAATTTTCTGCGACAACTTCAGTCACATATACACGTTGCCCCTGCTGGTTCTCATAACTTCTTGTTTGGATTCGTCCTGTGATTCCCACAAGCATTCCTTTTCTCGTCCAATTGCAGAAGCGTTCTGCTTGTTCTCGCCACATTACACAGTTGATAAAATCTGCATCATACTCATCATTTGCATTTTTGAAATTGCGATTGCATGCAATGTTGAATTGAGCGGTTGCGATGTTGCTAGGTGTGTAGCGTAGTTCTGCATCTCTGGTCAATCGACCAATAAGAGTCACATTGTTAATCATTATTATCCTCCGACATTATTCATTTCAGCAGCTTCCTTGAGCGCTTCTGCTTTCTTGCGTTCCTGCATTTGATATTCTTGATTTAATTTATTCAAGATTGTATCTTGTGCAGTATTCTGTTCAGCTAATCTCTGGATGCTCAATTCATGTTCCTGAATCGTCCATTCCATATCTTTGATCTTATTCTCTTGATCTACTAATCTAGAATTGAGATTGATAGCGATGACTAATGAAATAGCTGCCAATGAGATCAAATTTATAATCAGCCAGTTGATTTTACTTTTCATCTTCAATTACCCTTTCTAGTCTGAATTGACCAGCCTCTCTTCCTCGTTCATTCAAGTGTATATAATACTTGAGAAGTGAGACATCTTTTCCTGTGATCTTGCTCAATTCTTTCAGTGGAGCTGTACAGATGTATTTCCCTTGATCAAAGAATCTATAATCCGTCAATTCCTCTGGATCCCCCATCAATGTTTTCTCATCAATATTGAAGAACTTGCACAATTCTTGGACATGAGCCGGTTTTATATCGTCTTTTGTGATCCATTGCTGAATTGTGTTCTGATTTCTATTCAATTTTCTTGAGAGTTCTTTGCGTGTCAATCCTTTACCAAGAATCAGCAATTGCAATTGTTGACGGAAGTGATCCATCTGATTTCTTGTGTAATCTCTCATGCTGTCACTCCTGTTCATGGCTGGTTTTCAAATCCTCAATAAGCCATTCAAGATATTTCTTAGCCTTATCCAAATCTTCAAGCCCGTTCTTCTTCTGGAATCTACAAAGATACTTGATAGCATTTCCCCAATAAAATCCCTGAACTCCTTTCAGGTTTCCTGCAAAGTTCCGGATGACATCAATGGATTCTAGACCATATTCACCACAATAGTGATTTGGCTTATTTACTGAATCATTCATCTCTTCTAAAATCTGTTCAAATGACCGTTCTTTCATTTTAGTCTTTCCTCCTTGATCCAAATGCCATCAACCAATTTTCCTTTGCGGTCCTTGATTTCTTCATAGGCTTTATTTAAGCACTCAACAAAGTCATAGTTGAGCATTTGAGAAATTCGCATCAACTCATGTACTACGCTTTTAAGTTGGTAGCCTTGGCGGTTGAAATAAGATGCAAGAGCTTGATCCATCATCAGTACAAAATAATCTTCTGTTTTTGCAGCTTCTGAAAAAATGAATTTCTCTTGTTCTGGGAAGATTTCTTTTGTGTTGATACCAAGTTGAAGAGTTAATCCAATCAATACAACAGTGATGTCTCCAATACTATCTTTGGTCACTTCTTCATCTTTTTCAGCAATTCCTCTCGACAGCTCCCCAATTTCTTCATAGAGTTTCAGGAATTGCTTATTTGGTTCTTGAGTGTGTAGGTTGCGATCATAAAACCATTTTTGAACTTTTGAAATTAGATCCTTTAGTTTGTTGTTTTCCATTCGTTAATACCTCCGACTTTCCATAGTTTCAGGAAATTTAAAAATGTGATTGCTTGCTCCCTTGAAGATTCGATCAGCAAGCGCTTGATTGTAAATTGTTTTAATGTCATTACTTGACAAGTTAGTGTTGAAGAATGTTGTTTGCCTGCTATCCAATATTTTGAATAGCACCCTTTGTCTCCAATCATTCGCCTCTTTAAGATTGGCGCTCATGCTACTTTCTTTCCCCAAATCATCCAAGAAGAGAAAGTCAACTTTGCTGAGTAGGTCCACAGCGTAGTTCTCTGTGAAGTCTCCTCGACCATTGAAGCTTTCTTCAATCTTATTGAAGAGAGCTGATGTTGAGATGAAGATCACACTTTTTGGATTCTTACATTCTTTTGATTGCTCATTCAATGCTTTTGCTAATCCAATAGACAGATGACTCTTTCCAATGCCAGGCGGTCCACTTAGGATCACATTCCCTGTTTCAAATTTTAGATAATCCCTCAGCATCCGTTTCATGAAGTTGAGAGCTTGCTCATTAGTTGAATTGTCTGCTGTATAATTCTCTAATGTCTTATCACTCAACTCTTGAGAATAGATGCTTTCTCTTTCAAATACTTTGTAAGTGTGAGACAAGAGGGCTTTGATTTTTGCTTCCTGTCTCAAAAGAGATTCCATCTTCAGGATTTCTTCTTTTTCGCATTCGGGACAGATCTCAATGATCTGTTCTGATCCACTGATCTTCACTTTTGCATGTTGGACCTGACAGCCATGTTTTTCACAAGATGTAATTTCTTCATTCATTAGAATCCCAACCTTTCATCTTGCTTCTGAACATTTTGCTGTTTTGGCATTTGCTGATTGCGGTATTTTTCAAATTTACTAGCATTGAAGAGCGTATCTGGTGTTAAGTATTTAGACATCTTTGTATTGTCCTTCCATTCGTTTGTCTTAACATCAATCACATATTTGAAGTCTTCAATTGTGTAGTTCTCACTCAATCTTCCGTTGATTAGTCTTTGAGTTGACTTGCTAGTTGGTTTAAAATGTGAACCAGTTTTCTCATTCAAATATTTGATAATTTCTTCATAGACATCTGATTGGGGCTTTTGCCCCTTATCTATATCTATATCTATATCTATATCTATATCTCCATTACACTTTGTTACATCGGAGTTACATTGTAACGCTTTTTGATTTTCTCGATGTTTGCGAACTCTACGGGCGCTAGCGGTTTCACTACCTATCATTTCTGGAACTTGCTCAAGATTGAACTGATAATTGTCTGATGTTGTCAACAATTTCTTTTTAGTTAAGAACATCAATGTCAATCTAATTGCTTCAGGATCTTCATCAGTAATGAGTGATAGTTCTTCAGCTAGATCCTCAGCCAATCCTTCAAAATACAATTTTCCTTGTTCTGATAGACTTACAAGCATCATCTTCAGATAGATGATTGTGATCTCTTCTCCTCCGGGAAGTTTCCGCATTAGCTTCATTTCCTTGGAGTTGAAGAAGTCATCTTTTAGTTGTAACCAGTAATATCTACGGTTTTCAGTTACCATTCATCAGGCCTCCTTGTTTGCAAATTTTGCGTATTCTTTGAGGAAGTATAGCTGGACAGTTCCAAGACTCCCATGCCTATTTTTTTCAAGGATGAGTTCTGTCACATTGTCTGGCTCTTCTTGTTCATCACGCTTGTAGTAAGCTTCTCTGTACAAGAAGGCTACTATGTCAGCATCCTGTTCAATTGATCCAGATTCCCTCAAGTCTGAAAGTATAGGTCTCTTATCATTCCGTTGATCAACTCCACGAGATAACTGACTGAGAGCGATGACAGGGACTTTCAATTCTTTGGCTATGATCTTCAATTGTCTTGAAATTTCAGAGACTTCCTGTTGTCTATTCTCTCTTCCTCTTCCTTCGATTAGTTGAAGATAGTCAATCACAATCAATCCTAAACCGCCATTTTCTTGAGCCAGTCTTTTGGCCTTTGATCTAATTTCTGAAATTCTGATTCCTGCTGTGTCATCAATGAAGATCTTCCCTTTTGCTAGTCGTTCCTGTGCTGAAATCATTCTGCGCCATTCGCTCTCAGAGAGATTCCCTGTTCTGACATGATACGATGGAATCAAGCCTTCTGCTGACAGCATACGCTCCACCAAGCTTTCTGCTCCCATCTCAAGCGAGAAGATTGCTACTGCTTTATCTGAACTTTTGGCCACGTTCTGAGCAATGTTCAGGGCAAATGCTGTCTTCCCCATTGCAGGCCTTGCAGCGATAATGATCAAATTATCTTCATGAAGGCCTGTTGTGATTTGGTCAAAATCAGTGAATCCTGTTGAGGTTCCTGTCACAACACCAACCTTCTGAGAGCGTTCATCTAGAATTGATTGAGTTGAATCAATCACATCAATGATGGGCCTGAATCCTTTTTTCTGCTCGCTTGAAATTGTTGACAAATTCTGCTCAGTTTGAGAAAGGATCTCATTCAAATCTTTTTGACCATCGTAAACATTTGAAATACTCTGGCTTAGATCTTCGATGACTTTTCTTGCTCTGGATTTCTCAGCGACAACTTTTGAATAATGTTCAATGTGGGCGCTTGTAGGCACTGCATTGATCAGACTTGCAAGAAATGCCATTCCTCCGACCTGCTCGAACTGCCCAATAGAGTCTAGGGCTGATTTGACAGATACGGGATCAATTGGATCTCCTTTATCTGATAGATCCTGCATAATGTTGAAAAGCATCCCATGAGATAGTTTGAAGAAACTATCTTTTGTCAGATATTCGGAAGCAATGTGAATCTTATCAGGATCAAGGAAGATAGAACCTAACACTGCTTGTTCAGCTAAAAGATCATGAGGCAGTACATTCATATTTTCTGCCATTTAGTTGCTCCTATCTACGATGGCCGAAGCGCATTGCTTCCCGTGCTTCTTGGATGCGTTGCTGTTCTTGAATCATTTTCTTGAGTTCTCGTTTTGACTCTTTGCATCGTTCGCTGATTGCGCTGATAATAATCATTTGAAGCAAGATCACCATGATCAATAAAGCGATAATAATTTCTAGTAACATTTCTAATTCCTCCAATATTCATTCAAGTTAACAGCCATGATTGCTGCCAGGTTCTTTTGTTCTGTCAAGATTTGGCGCTTGTAGGGTGCCAATCCCTCATTCCGTTCTTCATCATTTTTAGGAAGGTAATACCCATTGGGCTTTCTCTTCTTTGCAACTATGGGATGTCCAAAATTTACACGCAAGCTTTCAATGATATTTTCTATTGTTCTCTTGCCACAGTGAAATTTTTGTCTGAGCTGAACCGCTGTAACTGGCATTTCGTTTGTTGCGTATTTTTTGATGTAGTTAAGGATATTTGCTTCTGTGGCTGTCATATCTCTAGATATTGCCATGTGCGTCCTCCTTGTGTTATAATTGTTTTAGTAATTTTGTTAAGCGCCTGATTTTTCGGGTGCTTTTTATTTTTGCATTGATTGACAAAACCTCTGAACATCTTCCAGATTGTAAAGGTATTTCCCGCCTTTTCCAGATTGCTGATACTGGAATTTACCTTGATCTCTCCACTCTTCTAATTTGGTTCTGCCCCAACCAGTCTCTTCTTGAAGTTTCTTGATGGGAACCCAAGTGGTGTATCTGGATGATTTTCTTTTAGCTTCATTCAATGCTTTTAGATTTAGTTCAACCAGTTCTTCAAAGAGTCTTTCTTTGAATTCAGTTCCAAATAGTTCTAGTACCATAAAAGCTCCTTTATTCTTCCATCAGTTTATCTATTGAAACGTTCAAATAGTCAGCTACCTTTTTTAAAGTCTGTGATAACGGAATACTTGAGTTCCACTTTCTTATACTTCCATTACTTAAATCTAAATCTTTTTCGATTCTGTAAATAGAAATATTTTTTTGCTCAGCTATATTTTTTATTTTGTCGTATAGCATCCAGGCACTCCTTTCTTTCGAAAATTTTATAAGAAAATAATCTCGTTTCCGTTGACAAATAATAGAAAATATTCTATCATTAGGGTATAGAAAAGAGAGCTATAAAAATAAGTTGTTATCTCGTTGTCTTGGCGGACTTAATAGATATTTTTAACTTACTGTTTTAGCTTTTAAATTAACTTACAAGAATAGTATAATAGAAAATTTTCCTCTTGTCAACAGATAAAATAGAAAATTTTACATTTTTGTAAGTTTTTTTTAAAAAAAGGAGGAAAAAATGAGTCTACTTGATAGAATCAAGTTATTGGCAGCTACTCATCAAATGACCATGGCTGAACTGGAAAGAAAGCTAGATTTCAGCAATGGTAGTTTAAGAAAATGGGAAAGCTCTATGCCTAGCGGTGACAAAATAGAAAAGGTTGCTGATTATTTCAATGTCTCTACAGACTACTTATTGGGAAGAACTGATAACCCGAATATCGCAAACTATGGTGATGCTTCTGCACCATTGGATCTGCGTGATATTGCGGCTCAATCCATGCTGTTTGATGGAAAGCCATTGACCGAAGAAGATATTGATTTCATCACTGCTGTCCTTGAGGCTCATTTAAAAAATAAATAGAGGTACATTATATGACAGTACAAGAGCTTTGTGCCAAAGAAGGTGTAAATCTCTGCTACTTTGACGGAAGTAATTGGCACAGCCCTGGATTTTTCAATCCTGCTCTTAATATTCTAGCCCTGGACATTAATTTGTCTGTGGAAGATCAAAAACAAGTAGCTCTTCATGAATTAGGTCATAAAGAACACACTCCTGTTCAATATGAATTGAATAGAGAGCTTTGCGAATTACAAGCTGATAGAAGCATGATTCATCATTTGCTTGAAGAAGAATTGAAGCTAATGGATGATATTAGGGATTTTAATTATCTTCATTTTATGGAAAAATACAGTCTGAAGACCATCGCAAATGAAACGATGGTTAAAGACGAGTTTAATTCACTAATTAGTTAAATAGGAGGATCTAATGAAAAAAAGTAAGCCTTTTTATAAACAAGTTTGGTTTATAATATTTATTATTTTGGTTGTTATTGGCGGTATAAGCTCTCTAACTAAACCAAAATCAAAAACTACAAGTAGTGCAGAAAAGTCTGCTACTATTAAAAACAACACTTTTAAAATGACGGATAAGCTTGGGGAAGAGTTCGCAATTTATTTACGAGAAAATGCGGAAGTCTTGGACAATGGTGATAAAATCGAATTTGTTACAGGTGGAAATGCTACTGCTGTTTCTGTCCGTGTTGGAGAATCGTGGAGTGCTGAAAGTACAAGTCGTAAAATCTATCTTGCTAATTCATTTCTTAAACAAAAAAATGAGTTGTTTAAAAAATGGGCAAAAGAAAACAACTATAAAATTAACCCAGAGAAAGATACTCCTGAATTAATAGTTAAAGTTTCTGATGCAGATAAAACAACAATTGCTCAAGAGCATGGTGGCAAGATGAAGATACTTAATAATTAAATAAGAAAAAAATCCCCACACTCGCCTTCGCCAAAAATTGAGTGTGAGGATTACAGTGTAAGAAAAGCCATTCAAAAGGTCTTTTTCTTATGCCCATTTTATCAAGAAATGAGGTAAAACGCAATGGAAATAAAATCTTATAAAAAGAAGAATGGTGATACAGCCTACGGATTTAGGATCTATGTAGGTAAGGAAAACGGAAAAGATAAGTATGTCAAGCGTCAAGGATTTCCAACCAAAGCAAAGGCAAGGGCGGCACTCTTACAACTTCAGGACGATTTGGAAAATGGGGAACAATCCCAAAAAGACATCACATTTGAGGAAATCGCAAAGAAGTGGCTCAAAGAGTACGCTGATACCGTTCAGGATAGCACTTACATCAAGACTGAAAGAAATATCAAAAATCACATCTATCCTGTTTTTGGTAGTCAAAAAATAGCTTCCATCACTCCTCTTCAATTGCAGGAACAGGTCAATGAATGGTCCAGAAAATTGGTGTATGGGCGGAAGTTGAAAGGGTTAATGAATAATATTTTCAAATATGCCATCCGTTATGGTTATATTTCAACCAATCCTGTTGATAGCGTGACCACGCTTGTCAAAAAAGAGAGTGATTCTTCTAGTGATTTTTATGATAAAGATGAGCTAAAATCATTCATGAAATTAGTGGATGATACGGATGATTTGAAAAAGAAAGTCATGTTCCGTCTTTTTGCGTTCACAGGGGCCAGGAAAGGGGAGATTTTGGCCCTCAAATGGACTGACTGGATAGATAACACCTTGAACATAAACAAGGCCATTACAAGAGGTTTTGAGGGCGAATCTGTGGGAGCTACTAAAAACAAGAGTAGTGTCCGACTGATTAGCCTTGATCAAAGGACAATTGATCTGCTATCAGAGTACAGAGAAATGAATCCTACTACCACTTTCATTTTTGAAAGTCCTGAAGGAAAGCCAATTCCAAGTTCACTACCAAGAAAATGGCTTTTGCAGATCGTCAAAGGGACTGAGGTCAGACCTATCAAGATTCACGGTTTTAGGCATACGCATGCCAGCCTATGCTTTGAAGCCGGAATGACATTGAAGCAGGTCCAGCATCGACTAGGACACAGTGATCTCAAGACAACCATGAATGTCTACACACATATCACCAAGCAAGCCAAGGATGATATTGGTGAAAAATTTGCTAATTATATAGATTTTTAAACCCATCAGCTATCAGGACAGGCCCTTTTTCAAAAAAGGGTCTGTTTTTGGGTCTGTTCATTTCAAAAAGGTATGGGAAAGAATAGAAAGTATAAAAATAAAAAACATTGAATTATCAATGTTTTGGGAAGTTTTAAGAAGTTTTAGAAAGTATATATGGAGCCGGTGGGAGTCGAACCCACGTCCAAACACCTGCCAGCATATTTGTCTACAACCATAGGTTATGTCTTAGTTTAACAGCTACACGACACATAACTCAAGCCCTGTAGTTGCGAGTCTATCAATCTCTTATCTAACTCCTAGACCAAGCTAGATCGTATCTCGCTAAAATTAAGACCTGTCATCAAACACGAGCGATTCGAATCGGGTCACGCCTGCTGGTGTTTAGGCAGCTAAAGCGTAAGAATTATTATTTTTTGCAGTTATATTTAACTGGCGTTTTACATCCGCTAGATGAGTTGCAAAATATGCCTCATAATGCCTGTCGAATCCGTAACGACCCCAAAACGAATACAATTAGTATATCAAAATGTAGCCAAAAATGCAAAAGAAAAAAATTGAACAAGAAGGCTTCCACCGGGAAGCTCCTTGCTCAATTTACTGTACTTATTGAAGATTCAACTTGTACTTGCTGATATAGTGAATGGTGAAGTACATAGAAACAATCTTGATGACTTCATAGATAAGACCTGGGATGAAGTTAGGTCCAAATTCATCAATATTTCCATAAACCAATGCAGACCCAACAGCATATGAATCTTTTAATGGATTGACTGCTGTACCGATGATACTTAAAACAATGCACAAGAGAAAGAAAAACAGAATAGCCTTCAATCCACGACGATTTTGGAAGAGTTGGCCAAGTGCGATCGATACATAAAATAGGAAGATCCCTGAAGCTGTGGTAAAAATCCACCAAACGATAATCCAATAAGCAATAGAATGACTAAAAGCCTCAGAGATAATACTAAATACAGGAGAGATGTCTTGTCCAATGACAGCACCCATCACAATAATTGTGATAAAACCACTCAAAAATAGAAGGAATAGGCAGTAAAGACTCGCTACTAAAGCTCCCACAAATTTAGATAAAATGATCGCATGCGGGCTAGCTGGAAGGGTCCAGGTCAAGTAACCTTCGCGTCCGTATAAGTTGGAATAGAAACGACGGATAATAATATAGTAGTTACTAAGATAAAGACCAATGACTCCTCCAAAAATGAGAATCCCAAGAGTCCCCGTTATGATTTGCATACTATTGGTTTCCATATCCACAAAACCGTTTGTAGCACTTCCACCAATAACACCTGTAATCACTGACAAACCTAGTGCGATCAGGGTGATCAATAAATACCACTTAGCTGTCGATTTAAATTCATATTTTAATAATTTACCAAACATGGGTTCCTC